GACTTAGTTACTGGATCAGGTATAAAATCGTACGTTGATGAACAGGTAACTGGTGGTGGAATTCCATCAGTAGGTGACTACGGTGATATAGATGCATCTGATGGCGATGGTGGATGGTACAATACAGATATACATGTTAATGAATCTGGTGTTGGTTTTCCAGGACAAGAAGTTAGACTATCTACTAATGATGCTGATGGAGTATTAAAATTATTCAATGCAATCGATGAGACTTCTGATTCTATTATAGAATTATCACCAAGTGGTATATATATAAATAATACTATCAATGGTGTTGATCCGGTTGTGGGTGGGGATTTAGTAACAAAAAAGTTTGCTGAGGAGAATTACTCTAATGCTTCACAAGGTCAGGGTTTAAGTATGTACTTAGGTAATTCTGGCGTAACTGGCGATAACTTTAATCTTACACCCTCACCGGATGTTGGATCAGGAGTTATTGTTGATACTGATGTAACTGGTGCAACTTCTCCAGTATTTATTGAACGATTTGTTACAGATGGATTTAATTCAGAAAAGCTTGAAGCTGGAACTTGGGTATTTAATAACTATTTAAAAGTCGATAGTCGAGTTGGAACATCTAAAGTAACAGTAAGACTTAATAAATCTGTTGCTAAAGCTGGTACATTAACTACTACTGGAACTGGTCTCACACGAACATTTACTGCTACTGAAGCTGGAACATTTGTGTCAGGTGACGCCAACTCATCTATATTATTAGCTACTCTAATAGAGACTCCTACAGAGACATTCTGGATAGACTCATTTTCATCTGGTACATCTGTTACTGCTGTAACTGATGCTGCAGGATACTCTAATGAAACAGGCGTTGCTTTTAGAATGTATTATCTTTTATTCTCAGTTCAAACTGAGGAGTTAAATGAAACAGACCCAACATTATATATTACTAAAACAGTACAACCAGAATATGATATTGATCCTACTGATGAAATATTACTTGCGTATTTTGCTGAAAGTACTAGTTCTAGAACTATTAGTTTATATAAAAATGGTTCCGAATATTTCTCACATCTAGATACGCCAGTACTTATAAAACATAATAATCTTAATGGTTTAAATGAGGACGATTATCAACATTTAACTGCTGCTGAAAAGACTACAGCTCTTGCTAGTAGTAGTGTAGAATATGCATATGTTAAAGATGTAAAAAGTAATGGAACTAGTGGTGGTACTTGTACTCTCGGTTCTTGGCAAACTAGAGATTTAAATGATCTTACTACTAATATAACTGGTGCTAGTTTAAGTAGTAACCAATTAACTTTACCAGCTGGAACATATATGATTAATGGTAGTGCTCCTGGATTTTATATTTCATCACATCAGTGTGTATTACGAAATACTACAGATTCAACATACGACATTATAGGTTCAAATGCATACACGTCTACTTATAATAGTGTAACCAGCTCCTATCTATATGGGTTAGTAGTAATAACTGGTACGAAGGTGTTTGAAATTCAACATTATAGTTCTGGAACAAAAACCGGTGATGGATTCGGAGTAGGATATAGTACAGGCGTTAGTAATGTATATGCTCAATTAGAGATAACTAAGATAGCTTAATTATAATAACAAGAGGTCCTTAAAACAGGCCTCTTTTAATATATACACACAATAAAAACTAAATAATAGTTGCTGCGTAAGCAAGCAACACGCTTTTAAACTCTATGTATATATAATATTATTAATTCTATATTAGTTCTGTTTTTAATAATCTGTACTTAGATGCCTTGGCGGCATCATATACACGATAGTTTTATAGGTTAAAGATAGTCTAGACTTCCATTAACCTATAACAAATCTTTAAAGTGATTTGAAATCCCAACCATACGAAAATAATAAATTATTTAAGGTACATTTGTTTCAACATACTTCCAGCCTTTATTTCTTATTTTACTTCCCAGGGTTGAAGGAAGGGTTAGTCACCACCGTTATCAGTACATATAATATATATTAATTACATAGATATGTCAAGCTTTTTCTTCATACTAAATTGATGAAGACTTGATTGCGTTATCTTCTTTGGTTATCAACCTTAAGTTTTTATAATTAAAACATGTTTTATATTCTTCACGATTAGTTAAATCAAAACTTGAACATGGTACGATATGATCAACACAGAGCTTATTGTGGAACCGTTGTGTACCATAATCATCGATAGTGTATCCATCAGGTATAGTTGATATTAAGTGAGCCATAAACGCTTCTCTAGAGCCAGCACCACAGTCTACTAAAAATTTATATCTAGCATTTATATCTCGTATAATATGACTTATACATGTTCTACCATGATGAGCTGCACGAAACTGAGCATTATTTTTCCATTGTTCTCTTTTATACTTATTCCATCTTTCTTTATTATCTAATTGCCATTTTCTACTGTACTCATTAGTACAAACTTTACATTTATTAGAATGCTTATCTTTATTTTGGCTTAACTTATGATATTCATTTAATTCTTTTTCGTAACCACATTTAATACATTTTTTAGTCATGTTTAACTCCTAACGCATTTAACCAACATTCTGCACATATCTTATAATCTTTACCAACTTCGTATTTTCCTACTTGTTCTTGTACGAAATCTCTTTCAGATTCGTCACTAATTCCAAAATTCAAAGATAACCCTACATATGCTTTATCTTTTTCTTTATCTCCATCTTCACTGTGAAGGATTAAATCCTTATCACAAACACTACATTTTAATTCTTTACAACTCATTTAACATTCTCCTTAAATTGAAACTACGTTTAATTGGTGGTTTAACAGGTAGTGAATACCCATTCTCTCTTATTAATTGTTCATACTCTGCTTTAAGCATGCTTTCGTGATCATACCAATGTTCACGAATCTGACCATATACATGTTTTGGATACATTCCATAAACAATCGCGTCCATCATATGATCATTACCTTTATATTTATATTCTCTTATCTCAATTGCCATTCGTTCTCCTTATTATACGAACCATAAAAGCTCTACTATAGTAATATAGTACATTTACACACAAAAGTGTATATTTATTTTAAAAAAATATTATTATAATATATTTGTGTATACTAGTAGTATGACGAAAGGAGAAATATGTCAGAAACAGGAGTATTAGTAGGTGATAACTTTTCACCAAAACAATTAGAAGCTATAGTGTTATTTGCTAGCGGAGAGTATAATTGTACACAGGTTGCAGAAAAACTAGATGTATCAAAACAAACAATATCTGCATGGAGACGTAATTCACAATTCATGGATGAGATATATAATGTAGCTCAAGTAGCATTACGAGATTTAGTTCCTCAAATATATCAAGCTGCCGTTAAGGAAGCACTACAAGGAAAATCTCAACATATTAAAATTATATTAGATCATTTAGATAACTTAAATAATAATACTAACAAAGATAATCTATCAAGTATTACATTCACATGGGACACAGATGGAAATAAAGATACCGTATAAACCTATGGACTATCAAGCAGAGCTCCATAGTAGTGATGCTCGCTTTAAAATAGTTGTAGGGGGTCGTAGAGTAGGTAAGAGTATGTGCTTCCTTAACGAGGCTGTGAAGCACTGTCTGAGTGAACCAAATAGAATGGTATTCTGGGTAGCTCCTACATATAATGCAGCTAAAGAGATTGGCTTCGATGAATTCATGAATGTATCAGAGATATTAAAACCAGCGATACACACAATACATCACACAAGATTAAAAATAGTTTTTAAAAACGGTAGTACATTATATTTTAAAGGTAGTAATAATCCTGACTCGTTAAGAGGTAGAGGATTAACATTAGCTATTTTAGATGAAGCAGCATTTATAAATGAAGAGGTATGGACTAAAATTATTAGACCTGCATTGTCAGATAAAGGTGGATATGCACTACTTGGTAGTACCCCAAATGGTTTCAATTGGTTTAAAGATATGTGTGAAACTACTTTAGGTAATTGGCGTAAGTTCTTGTGGCCAACGGAGTTAAACCCATTGATAAGTGTAGAAGAATTAAAAGAGGTACAATCTCAAATAAGTAGAGATGAGTACCTACAGGAATATTGTGCTAAGTTTATAACTAAAGCCGGTAGAGTATATGATGAATTCACTGGATATAATATTATACCTAATTGGTCACCAGATCCAAATAAATATGATATACATTTAGGTATGGATTTCGGTTATGCACATCACACAGCAATTGCATTTATGGCAGTAGATAGGGCGACAAATGAAAAGGTCATACAGTTTGATGAGATATATATTACGAAAACGCAGATGGAAGATATAATTAATAATATTAGAGCAGTATTCCAAACACATGGGCTAACCCAGGGTGATCTTGTAACCTGTTTTAGTGATCCAGCAGGTAATGCAGACGAACTATCATCTGGGTTATCTCCAGTAGATATGATGAGGAATGAAGGATTTAATGTAATTAATAAAGGTAGTAGAATAAATGCAGGAATAGCATTAACTAGAAGTTATATTAAAAATAGTTTAGGTGATAGTAGATATTTTATTACTGAGAATTGTCCGGAAACTATAAGATCGTTCAATGGATACCAATATACCCTTAAGAATGATGGTAGCGTTAAAGAAGAAGCATTGAAAGATAATATACATGATCATTTATGTGACGCAGTACGGTACTTCTTTGTTAATAAATTTGACCATGCTAAATATGTTGCATCAACACCAGGTCTAAACGCCTATACTAAGAGTAACACAATTAAGAAGGTAATGAAGAAATGTAACGCATGTAACAGACCTTTCATATCTTTAACACCTAAACATGAACCACCGTTCATATGTACAGAGTGTCAACAAAAGGAAATATAAATGAATGATACAATACCTAATTCAATAGTAGTTCAATCAAATGCATACTCTTTCAGCAACGATGAGAAGAAGAGACGCGAAGGTGCACTGAAGAATAAAGACTATTTTTATGGCAGACAAGAACAATACATTAATTTAGTTAATGAAGACATGGATCCAGTTAGTATTAATTTAACTAATCCTGTTGTTACTAAACGTTCATCTTTGTTATACACTAGACCATTGGTAAGAGTATTTGACGGTCCTTCTGCATCAATTAAAATAATAGAAGCTATATATCAAGATATGCAGATAGATGATATACTTCATCAAGTGGACTTAAGTGCTGAATTAACAGGTACATCATTAGTATTCGTTGGAGTACCAGAAGATGGTAGTTATCCAATAGAACTTAAAGTATATGATGCTGCAGATTTTAGCGTTATGTCTAATGATAGAAAATCAATGGAAGCATTACAACTTATATCACTTAATGACTTAGTTACAACTACTAATGAAGGTAAGAATGGACAAGTTAATGTTAAACGAGTAATAGATTCAGAAGTATGGACTGATAATTATATACATAAAGTAAGAGATGGTGTAGTCACAGCTGGTTCTGAGAAGAATGAATTAGGGTATATACCATTTGTGCCGTTTAAAGCACAAGAGGTTATAACTCAATATTTAGGTCATTCTCCTGCTACATCAGTAAGACAAATGAATTCCTCATATAATCAAACAGCTACTAATCTTGGATATACGATTAAAATGCAATCAGCAACCCCTATTGTATTAAATGGTTTCACTAACGGTGAAGGTATTTCAGTACATCCAGGTACAGCTATTAGTTTACCAGTAGGTGCAGATGCTAAAACATTACAATTAAATCCTAAAATAGGTGAAACTATGGAGTTTCTAAAGTATTTAGAAGATAAATTATATGAAACATCTAGTATTCCTAAAGTTAGTGTGTTAGGTAACACATCAGGTAGTACATCTGGTGTAGAACTATTAATTAAATGGGCACCTATTAAGAGTATATATACTGAAAAGTCTAATAGATATCAAACATATGAACTTAATCTTGCTAATATGATATTAAAGAGATTGGGAGCAGAACCAATAGATAATATATTGGTTAAATATCCAGAAGATTACTTACCAGTAGATACAACTAGAGAAACACTATTAGAAGATATACAATTAGGTTTAAGAACACCTATTGATGAAGTTATGAAACTACATCAGAGTTTAAGTGAAGCAGAAGCAGAAGCAGAGGTTCGTGCTAACCTTTCATTCAATAAAGAATTAAGCACAACGAAAGAAACAATTAATAAGGAGGATTAGATGTCCGAAGAAAACAACGATTCAGGTAATCAAACTCAGAATACAGGTTATTCTGCAGAGTATGTAAAAGAACTTCGTGATGAAGCAGCATCATATCGCACTAAGGCGAGAGATGCAAATGATGAACTTACAACATTAAAGGGTATTATAACTGCAGATAAGACTGCTGGTACGATTAATGCTGAGTTCACCAAAAGAGGTATTAAGGCTGACCCTAAATGGGTAACTCTAGATGAGGGCCAAGATGCATCTAAAGCAGTAGATAAGTTCTTGAAGGACTATCCGCAGTTTTCTACACCACAAGCTCAACCACCAGTGATACCAGGACGGGCTCCTATGTCACCACAAAGAACAAACACTAATATCGAAAATAACGCTGTTAGTGAACTAGGTGCGATTAAGAACGATCCTATAGCGAGAGCTCAATTAAGGGATCAATATCGTAACTTACTAGCTAATCAAGCTAATACAAATTTCACAGTATAAAAAGGTAAAATATTATGGCTATTTCAAATTCAACAACTCTGAACGACCTTGTAGGACAAATCGTTTCAGATACAACTCAGTCAGCCGCATACTCAACACGAGTAATGCGTAACTTAATTTCAGTTAAAGAAGTACCTCTTGGTGCAGGATCAATCGTGATGCCTCGTTTCCAGGAATTATCAGAAGCTAGTCTTACTGAAGGTACAGCAACTGGAAGTACAGCTTGGAGTTCAGACGGTGTAACCCTTACACCTGTAGAACGTGGTATCTATGTTCAGATATCTAAACGCGTATTACACGCTGATCCATTTAGTGATCTTTCTCCTTATGGAGAGCAACTCGGAAGAGCACTTGCTCAAGGTGAAGATAAAGAAATTCTTGCTGTTATGGGATCTGGCGTATGGGACACTGATGTAGATTCTGGTGGAACTATGACTGCTGCTCACTTTAGAACAGCTATCGCAACTCTTGAAGCTGCTGATGCTCCTAAACCTTATTTCTGTGTACTTGCTCCACAACAGTGGGCTGATATAGTAGATGACTTCGGTGATGCTGCTACATTTGCTGGTGTTGGATCACAAATCGTAGAAGGATTCGGAGAAGGTTATCCTTCAATGAATGGTTATGTTGCTGCTCCTTATGGTGTACCAACTTTCATCTCTACTCAGGTTGAGACTGGTGCTGAATACAATGGTGTAATGTTTGCAAAAGAAGCCGTTGGTTTCGCATTCATGAAAGACATTGGAGTTGACGTTGACGATAACGTAACTGCTCGTGCATTCGACTTAATGGCTTGGCGTTCAGCTGACCAGAAGTTGCTTGTAGATACTTACGGTGTTGGTCTAACACGTACAGTTTAACAAATTGGGGCCTTCGGGCCCCTCTATTAATATCATGGAGTTATGATGAACGGTGAAGATAAGCTAGATAAAGTATTAACTGAACTAACAGCGTTGAAGACTGATATGGATTACGTTAAACGTCATATAGCTACAACAGCAGATCAATCCGTACGTTTAGCAGTAGTAGAAAACAAAGTTAACGGATTAACTAAAATAGCCTGGTACATAGGCTTGGCGTGTTTAGGTGCAATAATTGCAGCTGTACTCGCATTAATAATTTAAGAGGTATATATGTCATTATCAGTAATATCCGCAATTCCAGCATCTGGAGCTATCGATGTATCTATAGCTACAAACTTCGAATGGAAATTTTACAACCCAAACCAGGATAATAATTGGATAGTTACATCATTAGATGGTATATCTGGTGTCATTACTGACGATATGGTTGTAATAACTGACGGTAATGATAATCCTGTAGGTGGTGAAGTGTCAACTATATACACTGAAGGATATACCGCATTATCGTCTGGGTTGTTATTTGCCCCAGATGAAAGTTTACAATATGCTACAACATATACACTAACACTACCTGGATCTCCTAGCGGAGTTTATGGTATTCCTGATGGAGAAACCCCTATTTCAACTGATTTCTTAGCAGGATCAGGATATACTTATACTTTTACTACAGTAGACCAACCTACAGTTCCTCCACCTACAGATCCAACTACTAGTGGTTCTAATGTAGTGGTTCAAAGCGTACACGATAGTGCTATAGTACTAGGTACAACTCATGGAAGATGTGTTGGACCACAAGGTGGAGTAGCGAACAATTCACAATTCTTAATAGAAGAAGATGGAACGTTATCAGCACTAGTATTTATAAATAGAGACAATATAGTATTAAGAAAATCTACAGATAATGGATTTAGTTGGACCGATAAAGATAATGATGCAATATGGAGCACATCAAATGGAGAACTTTATATGCCAAATGATCAAGGATATGGTCCAAGATTAACATTAATTAAAAATACCACTAACGGTTACTATCAATGTCACTCATACGATGGTAAATTATATACACATAGTTCGGTTGCTGACCAAGCATCGCATACAGTTTGGGGATATACAATGTTAAAATATCAATCTACTGTGCCTGGCAAATATTTCACATATTTTGCAACTAAGCCAATGGATCCATATGATAATTATGCAGTTGTCGGAGATTATATAGCTGGAGGATATTTTGCGTCAGATTCATTTAGTTATGATTTAACATATCTAGCTTACGCAGAAAGAAATAACAAACTAACAGTAATGGGACAAAATCTCGAAACAACGAGTTATGGTAATATTATACAAGATTATAATCCACATCCAACTAAAACTATCGTAAAAGGAGCTTTAGCAGTAAGAAGTTGGAGAGATAAACTCAATATTGTATATGTTGCAGAGGGAGACGTATTAGAATATATGCCTTATGCAAAACTATTAGGTACACTATTTGGTACAGGATATACAACAGGTGAATACGGTACAGCTGTTCCTATTAAGTCAGGACAACTAACAGGACAAGCTAGATCATTTGTAGAACCAACATTAGCAGTAGATGGATTAGGAAATTTATGCACACATTATACATTTCTTGAGGACGATTATTATTCTATATCTACAGATAAAGGAGCTACTTGGACGAGTATATATAGTGAGCCTCCTAGTGGATATATAATTCATACTGATATTCTTGTAGATGAAATAGCACCATCGAATGATGTAATTGGATTAGCTTCAGGCTTTTTAATATCTACAGTATTTGAAAATGATAGTTTGTCACCAGATTTATTCGTTAAAGAGGTACCCGCACATGACTTAATCGAAGGAACATCTACGATAGACTGGAATAGAGTTAATTCTATAACCGGTGACGTAATAGCAGGTAAATTTTTTAGGTTTACAAATGAAATAAAACCACATTCAAATAATAAAGATAGTATTAGAATGGTTTATCAAGTTGGTCGAAATAACGAAATCAATGGATTAGGAACTAATCTTACTACTGTATATCAAGAACGTGTAACTAATTTAGCTTTTCCAGATGAGTTTCAAGGTACATCGTTCACAGCAACTAATATAGATTATTATGCAGCAGGACATACAAGTGCTAATACTACATTATATATGAGTAAAATAGGCGAAATAGGAATGGATTACTCGTTTACTAGATATGACCCAATTGCTAACTCAACAATTAGTGGTAAATCTGGGTATGAGACAATAGTAACAAGTGAAATAGAAGCTGTAATAGATCCAGGATCTTATGGATTTCCTACAGTAGCTGGAAGTGATGCTGATTTTCAAGAATATATAGCTAGAGATAATAGAAAGTTATTCTATAAACCAGATACTTTCTTAGATCGAGAGTTTATATTAAATAAAGCTGGCACATTAAAAAGAACAGTGTGGACAGTTAGAATTATGGGTAATGACTACGAGGTAGCTCAAATCGTACCTAGGTGGGTAGATGGAGCCATTGTGTACTACGAAGCTAATTTATATGTAATAGGACCAAGTAATGATCCTTTTACAAAAGTAATATTACCGAGCGAAAGTTAAAATAATGGATAATATAAGTAATTCATTAGGATTGAGTACAGGTAAAGAGATATTAGATAATCTAGCATCTCCTAGCGAAGATACCGAAACAGATGAGTATCATATACATAAAAAGAAAACAATAAAATCGAAGCCTGAATTTAAGGCTCTTAAGAAATTATTAAATAAAAGAAAGTTAGGATTATAATGGCTACATATAGTGGATATTTAATGACAGGTGTTCCTGTTAACAGAGAAGTAGATATACTCAATGTATATTCTAGTGCTACCTCTAGTGGTACATTTGCATTAGAAGAAGCTATGGTGTATGAGTATTCTACACGAGTAACAAATTACAGTATAGATGATTCTAAATTCTATAAGATATCATATGAGGATACTAGTGATGGGTACGTTACTCCATTATCAGAAGCAACTGCAGGTGTTACGATACTTGAAGCTGCTCCTATATTAGATATAACGTCTTCTAACGATGGAGCGTCATTTGCATCAGTACAAGAGGTATATGATAGATCAAATATAACTACTGCTGATATATCAGAGACTAATGTAAATTATTCATTGTCTGTAGCTAGAGCATTTATAGATATGAGATTATCAACTATATCAATAGATAGATATAGAGTTTTTGCTGACTCAGTACAAACTAGAAAATACAACGCATCATTAAGAATTATAAAAGATGTTGAGATAAATTATTGCTTAAGTCTTGTATATAAATACATGGCTGATGCTGCAATATTAGAAGATACAACTTCTAGTTCTTCAACATCAACAGCAACAAGTATAAGAATAGGTCAAACTACTATATCTGATAAAGATGCTAGTGGTAGTAGTGATAGTATTGAAGCAGCTACAAATTTCGATGCATTATCAACAAGATATGCACAATATGCAGAAACTGCGTTAGATAGTCTTGCTCCTAACTATGTACCTCTTAGATATGCTGAGAATGGAACTGGTTACGATTTTGGTACTAGTGCAATTATTAGTTACGCTCACTCAGCAAGTTTTAGTTTTGTTGGTGGCATTATCTTAGATAGAGAGGAGCTATAATATGCCTAATACTACTTATCCTGGTGCTCTCTATCTTTTCGAGGGCACTACAGCAGACGCAAATGCAAATGATCAACAACAACGTGAATTATTCGTTATTAATGAAAATGGTGATGTTATTTTACGATATAAAGATGAAAGTGACGCTTATCATTATTATTATGAAGGTCAAGGTAGTGGATCAGGTGTTTCAGACCATACATTATTAAGTAATATTGGAACTAACACACATGCTCAAATAGATACATTTATTGCAGGTGGTGGACCATCAGGAGTATATGATGATACTGCTATATGGGCTGCTACTGACGCAAATACTGCAGATATTGCAGCATTTGAGGCATCTGGAGTATTAACTGATGCTGATACTGTTTCTCCTGTAAGTACTGGAAATTTAATAATAACACAAGCAGACGTTACAGGTGGTGGAGATATGTCAAAGTCGACATATGATACTGATAATAATGGTATAGTTGATAATTCAACATTAGTTAATGGACTAACTGTTTATACTGCTGTTCCAAGTGGAGCTCTATTTACAGATACTGTTTATAGTGATACTGCTATTCAAGCAGAAGTTGATGCCAATACCGCAAATATATTAACTAATTCTGGTTTAATAGCAACTAATGCTGCAGATATTGTTACACTTCAAGCTGGTGCAATAGGTTATGGTAATACAGCTAGTAGACCTGGTACACCTGCGAACGGTTTACCATATTTTGATACTGATTTAGGATATCAAATTAATTATAGCGGTAGTGTTTGGGTTAACGCAACCGGTGCAACGGTTTAAGGATATATACTTATGTCATTATCGAGAACAAATACAGAAGAGTTTGAATTATATGAAAGTCCCGCACAGTCGACTCGTACAGTAGCGTATAATCATAATGCTACAGGTACCGATCAATTATTAGTACTAGGTATAACTTTTTCATTAGAAAGAGGAATTCCTGTATCTGTAACATATGATGGTGTTGCTCCTGATGAAACAATATGTGATGCAACTAACTACGAGTATGGTGATGGAAACACTGTAGTGCCGATGTGTTTAACATGGAAAAATCCATCTAGTGGAACTAATAACATTGTTATAACTTATAGTGGTACTGTTTATAGGACAGTGTTACACGCACAGAGTTTTACAGATGCAGTTATAGGAAACATAAGTCTTTCATTGAATGTACCAAATACTTTACGTGAGCATGATTTTTATGTTAATCCAGGTTCTATGATTTATACTTTTGGACAGAATCACGACCAATCGCCAAAAACGTATACAGTACGTATAGATGGAGTATCATTTACCACTCTTAGTTCTGGGTGGCCAGATTATATATTATATGATGGTGACTTTGATATGTGGTTTCAATCAGATGGTGTATTCGCAGTATTACATAATACTGCTTTAACTGTCGGTGTAAAAAATGTAAAATTTGATTCTACTGAACTTAATGTTCAAAATGATAATGATCATATAATATTAGAGATTAATGATATAACTATAGATGATATACCACAAGCTCTTTCAATTAATATTGGTAAATTATTTATCGATGTAGCGTATTAATAATAAAATAGCAATAAGGAGAATGAATTATGGCTAATGAATTTAAAATAAAAAATGGGGTTACTATTGATAGTAGTGCTCCAGCAAGTGGAATAGTAACAGACTTATCTACAGCACTAATAACTGACTTAGTTACTGGATCAGGTATAAAATCGTACGTTGATGAACAGGTAACTGGTGGTGGAATTCCATCAGTAGGTGACTACGGTGATATAGATGCATCTGATGGCGATGGTGGATGGTACAATACAG